CGCAAGGCGGGTGAGGGCGTGGCCACGGCCCCGAAGAACTTGACCATTTTGAAGAAGAGTTTATTCCAGAAGCGTGGATTTTTTGGATGCCTTGCATCGGCATCCACGATTGAGGACGAATTGGAAACCGATGGAAGGGAACTTAAGGAGGTGGTCGTGATGAGTGATGATGAGAGCTCAAGCGTGAATTCTGACGATGATGTAGACGAGCAGGCCGAGGATGAGAAGGTTGAAGGCTCCGATGCAGATAAGGGCGGGGATTAATTTCTTTTTTAAAGGATTGACCACTCTATCTTGTAGAGTGTTTGATTTGAACACAAAATCTAAGGCTTGATCAGTTAAATCATCTTCCATGGACGAGTTCATTAAGATTGTTCCACAAAAAAAAATAAAACCCGGAACGCCCATCCTTCATCCTGAGATACACAAACGCTTCGCCAAGGCTTTGGCCGCTGGCGCGAACATCGCCGTCAGTGGCACGTCTGGTGTTGGCAAGACGTTCTTGTTGGATTGTTACCTGGACGCATCGAACAGTGTGGAAATCCTTCCCTGTCACCTCAAGAGTGGGAACCCCTACCTCGATCTCATAAAGAATTCCAAGCACCACGCGTTCGTGGAGGACTACTCCACCGACCAGTTAGGGTACAAGGCGTTGGTGGAGAGCGTGTCCGAGGGCAGGCGGAAGGTGACCCAAGGTGCGTTCGTGATCACGTGTTCGGTGATGTGCATGTATCCGGACTTTGAGGTGATCCACATTCCCAGGGTTGAACCCGAACGGCTGTGGTGTTTGTCACAGGCTCCGGGTGTCATGGAAGCCGCGGCCAAGTGTCGAGGGAACATCCGAGATTTCTTTGATTACGTGAACGGTTCGGATTGTAAGGATTTTTTCCAAACATCGGAGGAATTCGTGATTGGCATTCTTAGTGGTGAGAGTGAACACCGTTGCATTGGTGACCGCCTCGCGGAGCACGGCCACTGTTGGGACATGTTTCACGAGAACTGCTTGAAGTCCAAGGAGGCGAACGTGTGTTCGGTGAGCCTTTCCTTTTCAGACGCCGATCTCTTGGATACGTTCATGTACGAAGGACACTGGGAATTGATGCCTTATTTTGTGAACAGCGCGTTGGTGATCCCGAACAACAACATCGGGCGGATCAAGGCAGATAAGATCACCCCCGGGTCTTCGTGGTCGAAGCACGGGAACTACTGCATGCGGCGGAACAAACTTCGAAGCATCCGTGAACGCAACTCTAGTATAGGTGTGGACGAGTTGTTATTGCTTCACGCGTACACGAAACATGGCCGCGTTGAAAGAATTTTGGAGTACGACATCAACTCACAGGATTTCGACACGATGAACCACCTTGCCTTGTTAAATAAATTAAAACCACGTGACGTTACATCTATTAAGAAAAAGATCAGGCATGAACGTGAACAACAACAACAAGGAATTAGTTGAGGAAGAAGAAATTTACGAGTGCACAAAGGTGATAGGCAATGAGATGTTTTTCTACGGAGACGTCACCCCGGACACCATACTCGAGTTTATTGAAAAGTTTAAGAAACTCGAGATTGGTCTTTTGAAGGCCTCGGCCGATTTGGGTTTCACCCCTGAAATCCGTGTGCACATCATGTCCGATGGTGGTGACTTGTTCAGTGGTTTCAGTGCGATGAACTTGTTGGAGAAGTCACGCGTGCGCGTGGTCACCATCGCCCAAGGTGCGTGTTGTTCAGCGGCCACCTTCATTTTGTTGGGTGGCCAAGAACGCCGGATTGCACGGAATGCCTACCTTCTTATTCACCAGCTCAGCACGGGTGCTTTCTGGGGGAAGTTTGAGGAGATCAAGGATGAGTACAAGTCTGTGAATAAATTCATGGACATGATCCAGTCTACGTACTTGAAGAAGACGAAGATCCCCCAGAAGAAGTTGGAAAAGATGATGAAGCGTGACATTTACTTGGATTCCAAAAAGTGCCTCAAGTATGCCATCGTGCACGCCTTTGACTGATGTCGATGTGCCTCTTGTAGAGGCCGAGGGCGCACAACAATAAGAAGGCGATGATCCACGCGTTGATGTTCGTCGCCACACTTGGTTCACCTGGGATTTCGAGGCGGCGCATGCGCTTGTAGTTCACCACAGGTGGAACCATTACTACTACATGTTAGAGATTTAAATATATGAAAAATAAAATGAAGATCGCCATCGACATTGATGAAGTGTTAATGCCCCTTTTGCGTCCCATGGCAGCCTATCACCGAGTGGTCCTTCCCGTGGGTGTGGCCAAGTATCCCTACCTTTTTCGCGAGGCGTTCAAAGTCAGCGAGGAAAAGTCACAGTACATGCTTCGTGAGTACTACGACAGTGAGGAATTTCGGAACACGCAGCCCATCGAGGGGAGCCAAAGATTTCTCCGCCGATACCGTTTCGAGCACCCCAACTCTAAACTCTACGTGGTCACTGGTCGTCAGAACGTCGTGCGATTGGCCACGGAGGAGTGGTTGGATCAACACTACGAGGGTGTCTTCGACGATCTGATCCTTACGAACAGTTTCACCAGGGATGAGATTTTCAAGTCTTCCGTGTGTTTGGCATTGAATGCGGATCTCATCATTGACGACAACTTCGGGATATGCCGCGATTGCGAGGCTAGGGGCACGGACGCCATCAACTTCATCGGTGATCCCGTGTACCCGTGGTGCAAGGAGAATGCGATCGCCACGAAATCGTGGTTAGAGATGAAGATTGATGAAAAGTAAAAATGAAAGTCATCATCGCCCTCCCGGGTTGCCATTTTTCCAATAAATTTTTACAATCCTGGTCGGAGACTTTGGTGCACTTGGTTCGCAATGGGTACGAGATATCCATGGTGAACGAGTACTCATCCTTCGTCCCTTTCTCTCGCATGAAAACCTTGGGTTTGGATGTTCTTCGCGGGAAGGATCAAAAACCCTTCGATGGTCGCGTGGACTACGATGTGTGGATGACCATCGACAGTGACATGGTGTTCACACCTGCGCAGGTGGAACAACTTCTCCAGGACTGCCATCAGAAGCATCCGGTGGTGTCCGGTTTGTACAAGATGGTGGATATGAAACACTTCGCCGCGGTGGAACACTGGGACATGGATCACTTCCTTCGTCACGGGAGTTTTAAATTCATGACGCCCTCGGATGTTCGTGAGCGGTATCAAAAAGTTTCTTACAACGGCATGGGTTTCTTCGCCTGTCGTCGGGGTGTCATAGAAAGTCTCAAGTATCCTTACTTTCACTACGGCCTTCAGAAATTTGGAAACTTGGTGGACATGTGCAGCGAAGACGTAGCTTTTTGTAAAAATCTCCAGGACGCTGGCCACGATGTGGTCGTGAACACGGACTTGGTCATTGGTCACGAAAAATCATTGGTGATTTGATTTTTTTCTCACGATTATTGTAATAAAACATGCAAACCGTGGTCATCATCCTGTTGCTCGCACTCGTCGCCGGGGCCATTTACTTGGCCGTGGCCTATGACCAAAAGCTGTGGCCCTTCGCGGAAGAGGAAGAGAAGCAACCGGCCGGCCCGACATCTGCGGCTCAGCAGACGGGCCCGAGCACGGGGGGCACCCCAGCGGCGGCTTCGACGACCCCAGAGATTAACTTCGGAAACAGCTCGTTGTCAAACGAAGATACGGGTGACGAGATCGAGTCGTACACCATCATGCCAGGCAAAAATTATTTTTCTATATAATATTATATAATGAGTGGGAACATCACTTTGACCGTAAACTGGTCGAACGGCCAAGGCTTCGATAATGTTCAGAATTTGAGAATTTCCAGAGTGTTCAGAGAGGACAGTTCCAACCCTGACATCGTGAACAAGGATTTTTCTCGTGACGACGAGACCCAATCGAACTACTTCGCGAACGGCGCCACCGGTTTGTCCACGACGTTCTCTCTCACGAGAAACTCCACGAACGAGGGTACGCACTACATCAAGGCTTACTACAGCATGGATGGAGAGGAGTACGTTTACTTCGGTGGCACCCAGATTCAAATCACCGCTCAGCAATTGACTTTGGATTACGACAGCGTCGGCACCCAAAACATCGCGTACGCCCCGATCCAGAGTGGTTTCAGCGTCGATGTCAGTGCGAGCGTGGAGGAGCTCAACGTCAAGCTCGGTTCAGTGAACATCTTCGGTGGCACCATCGGTTTCGTGTCTTCGACGGGTAGCTTGCTCAAGATTTTGTACACCGACACCGGTTCGAACAACGGCAAGTACCTCAAGGCGGATGCTTCCGGTTTACCGTCGTGGGAGGAAGGTTATTCCCAGGGGAGCAACTTTTACATTTCGGAGGACAGTGAATCTTCCAAGCGAATCGCGGTTGATGGATCGGGTTCGAGCGACGCCCTTGATCTCATTTTGTACTACGAGAACGGTCTTAAGGTTGGTGGGTACACGGATGCACTGAACAAGTCTGAGATTACAATCACGGACGCCTAAATGTTATACACTTTAATGATTTCACTCACGGCTGGATGTCTTATGATATCCTCTTCTTCCATGTGCACCACGTCAACGTGTTTCAGATCTAGGTGATCAACTCTCGACACAAAGTCGGCCAGGCCATTCGTGGGCCCGAGGTCACTCTGTGCCAAGTCACCTAAACACACGAGTTTTGAGTTTTCACCGAGGCGTGAGAGCAGGCACAGCATTTGGTTAGGTGTGCTGTTTTGCATTTCGTCTGCGATGACGTAGCAGTCTTTGAAAGTTCTCCCACGCATGTATCCCAATGGGACGATTTCGACGTACCTCTCGATTTGTGTCATGGATAGTTCTCTTTCGAAGATGTCCAACATGGGCCTCGCCCACGGTTCCATCTTACTGTCCACATCCCCTGGAAGATAGCCCAAGTCTTCGTCGGCGGCCACGATGGGCCTTGTGATGATCACTTTCTTCCGTTGAAAGCCTCCTATGCTTTTCATAGACTGCCTGCACGCGAACAGGGTCTTCCCGGTGCCGGCCGGGCCGGTGGCGACGACCACCGACTTGTTCGACTGCAAAGCCAACAGATATTTACACTGCCCGGGTGTTTGAGGAAACATAATCTGATTTAGTAAATAAGATGGAGTTTAACTTTATCAAGTTTAAGCCAACAGAGAGTTACTTAACACTTACTGATCCCAGGGCAAAACTTCGATACGTGTGCTTTAGTAATAAACCCGCGTGTCATATGTGCACCGGATACATCGCCAAGTTTAGATCTGTCTATGGTTATTTCCCACACTTCGACATGACGTCCACCGTGAAGAAGGTTGAAAAGAAAAAGACGATGAAGAAGCGCTCGACGGACGAGGTGCTTCGTTATTTCGAGATGGAGACGATCGATCGCGAGGCCTTGGATGAGTTGGCCAGGCTTCACAATGTGTCTTTCTTTTACGTGCACGAGTTCGAGTTCGGTGACAGCATTGAGAACATACTTTTCAAGGGACAGGAAGTGGACGGTGTGGCCAACTTGGATGCCTACATCGACCGCATGGAATATAAATTAAAAATTGGCTGATATATAATCACATGTGTGGAATACTTTGCCTCTTCGGTGAAGATCGCGAGGTGCCCGTGGGTTTGCTCACCCACAGAGGTCCCGATGATTACCGAACGAAGAAGCTCGGTCGGTGTCGGATGGACTTCTACCGTTTAGCCATCAACGATCTCACCGTGGCCGGGATGCAACCTTTCTTCAAGGGCAAGGCTATGTATGTGTGCAACGGAGAAATCTACGACCACACTCGGTACGTGTCCGGTTACGAGAAGAGTAAGAGTGACTGCGAGGTCTTGGGTCACTTGATTTCACACATGGGCATCAAACACACGGCCGAGGACATCAACGGCGACTTCGCCATCGTGTATAGCGACGGTCATCGCGTGTTGGCAGCCAGAGATTATGTTGGGGTGCGTCCACTTTTCTACACGAGGTATGCCCCTGGATCGATCGCCTTCGGGAGTGAGGTGAAGGCACTCACCTTCCTAGGGTCCAGGGTTGAAATTTTCCCACCGGGACATTTTTACGATTCTTATTTGGATTTCTTCGTGTGTTATCACACCGGTCACTGGCCTCACGTGTCCAAGTCTTTGTCCACGTCGTGTGATGTCCGCCAGGCGTTGGAACAGTCTGTCCATGTGCGTTTGAACAACACCGAACGCGATGTCGGGTTCCTCTTGTCGGGTGGTTTGGACAGTTCACTGATTGCATCCATTGCCCAGCGAAAGATTGGGAAGATAAATACTTTTTCCATAGGTTTGAATGGGAGCCCGGATTTGGAGGCGGCCCGGAAGGTTGCGAAGTTTTTAGGATCCAACCATCACGAGGTCTTGTTCACGGTGGAGCAAGGTTTGGCCACCCTCGAAGAAGTGATCCACTCCATCGAATCGTACGATTGCACCACGGTCCGCGCCTCCGTGCCCATGTGGATCTTGTGTAAGTACATCAAGCAGAAAACTTCTTGTCGCTACATATTTTCCGGTGAAGGTTCGGACGAAGTCTTGGGTGGATACATTTACTTCAAGAATGCCCCGTCCAGGGAACACTTTTCTTTAGAGACCATGCGTCGTTTGCATTTGATCCACCAGTTCGACGGCCTTCGGGCCGATAGGTGTGCGGGCGCTCACGGTTTAGATCTCATCGTCCCATTCCTGGATAAAAATTTTGTTTCAACATGCATGCAGCTGTGTGCCAAGGACAAGATGAAGGGTATGATTGAAAAAAATATCCTTCGTGAAGCCTTCGTTGGGTACTTGCCGGAAGAGATACTTTGGCGGACGAAGGATGGCATGTCAGACGCGGTCGGGTCACGTTGGGTGGAAGCTCTCCGTGAACACGCGAAGGATTTCACAGTGGACAAAAGCATCACACACAACACCCCTTTGACGGGCGAGGAGATGATGTACAGAAAAATCTTCCGTGAGCGTTTCCATGCCATGAATGACCACTTGATCTCGGAAATATGGCGTCCGAAGTGGACCACGGTGACGGACCCGAGTGCGCGATTACTTATAGAATAGAATGTGATTATGTAGTAAATGCCAGAATTTTTGAAGAGTTTCGATTGCAAAAACAAGGATCACGTGGAGTGGCTTCGCGAGATCGGCCAGTCCATGGCCAAGATCACGGATGGTGAAAAGTTAGACATCGTGGCCAAGGCGAACGCCAACCCGATGGGTGCGTTCTTGGCCCAGCCCGCCGAATTCGCCTACGTTCACTTCCAGTTGTGCATGAAGTACGCGAATGCGGTGTTAGCGTGCGACGCCTACGTGCCACAAAAAAATAATGTCGACGGAAAGTAGTAAACCATGGAAGGTCGGCGATTGCTTTTGACTTTGCTCAGCCTTGCCGCGGCGACGGCCTTCATCGCCATCAGCCTGAAAAAGAGTGAACGCTACAGAACGGGTGGCCGCGCGGCCTACGCCTACGGCCAGGGCGTCGACGTGAACCCGGCGAGAAGGCGTGCGGATCCCTTCGACTTGTGTGATCCCGAAAACTTGGAAGACTGCCTTCTGTCATAAAGAATTACGTTGTGATTGTAATTGAGAACGATGAACAAAACTCGCGAACATGTGGTGCAGAAAATATCATCCCTACTCAATCTTCCCGAGAGTGACGTGACCGTGGTCAACCTCGAGAAGAGCATTCTCAATTACGCCGTCGGAAATGTGCAGGAGGCGGCGTGGGACAATCACTACTTTTCTTCGGTGTATAAACAAAAGTGGTTGAGCATAAGGCGTGCGTTAGAAAACAACCCAGCGCTCTCCGAACACATCTTGAGTAAAAAGTTGAAGACTAAAGATGTGGTGGAGATGAAACCGAATGAGCTGTGGCCCGGTGGCCCCTACGACAAAGTCATGGAAACTCGAATTCGCCGTGAGCTCCGGAAGCAGTACTTGGCCAAGGAGGCGGAGAACGTGGAAGGGTTTTTCACGTGTTCTCGATGTAAACAAAATAAAACGACGTACTACCAGCTCCAGACGAGATCTGCGGATGAGCCCATGACGACGTACGTGTCGTGTTTTAACTGTGGGAGAAATTGGAAGTGTTGATGTAGTGCCTACTATCTGTGAAATCCGTGGGTTGGTCGCCAACGCTCAACACGAAGTTGTATCCGAGGTCACGTTTCACCTTACCCTTCATGTATGCGTCCGCGAAGGCGAGTTTGTTGAAGGCGATCCCATTCCTCTCGAGTTGTTGGAGAGTGAACTGTATCACGGGTTGTGACCCAGGCCGTGCTGTGATGATCACGATGAGAAATCCCATGGCCTGAGCGTCCCACAAAAGTTTTAATATCGGAGTGTTGATCACACCACTCGTGAAGATGAGTGTGTCGTCAATGTCGAACATTACGGCATCTAACTCCCCCACCGGTCCGTGGTTGATGAGGTAGGACAGCCCTTTTTTTGCAAGCGCTTCCATTTAGTATTAGATAAAGATTTAATTTCATGACATTTGTAAGTAAGTATGTTTGTGAAAACCAAAGAAAACGTCGTGGCAGAAGTGGTTAGGCGATCGAGGCACTCGTACATCGCCCGCCCGTTCGTGAGTAAGAATGGAATTTTCAAGCTCAGTGATGACGAGGTGACCATTCAAGACCGTTACGTGTTGGCCACATACGACACCGACGACATCGAGAGCACCGGCCTTTTCGAGAAGGGTTCACACGGTGGGTACGTTTTCGTGGACGACGAGGACTACGTGTGCAGTGAGAGCGACTACGGTTCAGAGAGCGACGTCTCACTCGTGGATGAAGAAGAGGATTGACTACCATGCCCGGTGTGTTACGAAAAGGCAGAAGTTTTCTTCGAGTGTGGGCATGGGATGTGTCTTCAGTGCTGTAAGCGGTGGGTCGGTTTCCGAAACACATGTCCCACGTGCCGCGCCGATGACTGCACCAGACGCATGGCTCAAATGGGTGCCTACGAAGATGAGTGCGAAAAGTTGGCACGCCTGCGCGCATCGGGTTACACGTGCCACATCCCTCCGGTGACATTCTTCGAACACACGAAGATCGTCACCGGCCTTGTGTACATAACTTAAAAGGACGCCGAACATAATTGTAATAAAATATGCCACCGTATAATCCTCCGGTCACACACTATTCCCAACTCGACGTGTCCCACGTGCCCGAGGAAGACATGTATGCATTCATCGGCCGACGAGGCCGAAGATTTTATTGGCTCACGAGGTTCTTAAATCTTTCCTATCTTTGGTACAACCCCAAAAAAAGTATAGAGATTTGGGGTCCTTATTGGGTACACGAAAACAGACAGGCCGCGTTGGTGATCGAGGCTGAACTTGACAATTTCCTCCTTAATCGAGAAAAATCCAAGTCCGAGAAAGAATATGTCTTCGTCAATCGTGGAAGAAATATGCAAGTGGGAGAAAGCACCGCAGTGGAAACTTGAACGCGCACCCGTGTATATGCACGACGCCTACGTTTCACTCCTGTGCCGATCGTACGCAGAGGCCGGCTTGGACCCACCGACCTTCATCGACGACATACCAATCAAATCCGAACCGGCCCCGAAGCCACGTGCACCGGCTGAACCAGATATCGGGAGCCCACACAAGGTCCACCTCAGGGTGAAGTATGACGACGACGGAGATTGCGTGCACTGTTCCATAGCCTCGAAGTTTGCAGACATGTACACCGAGTACTACGATCAATCGAAGAAACCACCGTTACACGTCGTGGTGCAGGCATACAAGGAGCTTGGGTTTAGTGACGAATTTCTCAAAAGTATTATTACCAAGCACGATATCATGGAGAAAAGGTACGAGAAGTTGGATTTGGACAAAATTTTCGGGGCTGAGAAAAAGAAGAAGAAGAAGGAAAAGGCACCACCCAAACCACCCACTGAACACGATGAAGATATCGAAGTCGAGGAAGAAGAGGAGGTGGAGAGCGACCACGAAGACGAGTGCTTCGACATGGAAGCCAACGACGACGACGACGAAGAAGCCATTGAGGAAGACTTCGATGAAGGTGGTGCCGACGAGGATTAGGCTTCCACCACATCCTTCTTTTCAATTCTCTCGAATAAATCTTGTTCAACAATCTTTTGTATGTCCTCGACTAGTCTTGTAAAGTGTTCACTTTTTGTAATAAGATTTTTGATGTTGTTTGTAGTTCTTTTTCTCTTTCTCACCGGAGATAATGGAGATAGCGGTGGTCTGGTAGTCGCGATCAAGGCCACGGCAGCCACGGGTTTCACGGTGCAGTTTAACACAGACTTGCCTTTTTGCTGTTGATCGAAATCCGTGAAGTAGATTGACTTTGCGAAGTTTTTGTCGAAAAGTTCCGCGATGTTGTCTTCGAGCTTCTTGTTTGTCCACACAGTGGCTTCGTTGTCGTGAGACACGATGATTTTTGAGTTTTCCGGGTTATTTTCAGAAATAACCAGTCTCACTTCACTGATGGAAACTATGGAAGATCCATTATGGAACTTAGGTTCCCTTTTTTGGTCGAAACCACCCGATATGTCGACATTTCTAGGATCCGTAAATTTCCACACATAGTGGCGTTCATTTTCACCATCTTTTGTGTTTTTACTTCTCACGTAGGATGGATCCACGGGGGTCCCATTTAAGTTGATGCACACTGTGTCGGGAGACATGGCGTGATAAATTGTGACGCACTTTTTGAATTTTCACCAGATTTGTTTGGGTGCGAATGACAAATTAAGAATTTCCAACCACTTAAAGATGCAAATGCTAACCACGAAAACCTCACAACATGGCACGCACGAAACAAACAGCACGTAAGTCCACGGGTGGCAAGGCCCCGCGTTCGAACCTCGCCACCATGGCTGCCCGGAAGTCTTCTCCGCAGTCAGGGATTGTAAAGCCTCCTCGGCGACGATGGCGGCCGGGCACGATCGCCATCCGTGAAATCAGAAAGTATCAAAAAACCACAGACCTTTTGATTCGGAAGATTCCATTCCAGCGTTTAGTTCGTGAGATTTCACAGGACTTCAAGGCGGATCTTCGTTTCCAAACTTCGGCCATCCTGGCCATACAAGAAGCGTCTGAGGCTTACCTGGTTGGTTTGTTCGAGGACAGCAACTTGTGCGCGATCCACGCACGCCGGGTCACGGTGATGCCTAAGGATATGCAACTCGCCAGGCGGATCAGGGGTGAAAGAGCATAAAGTTTTGTATAGCATTAAAAATGTAAGATGACATATATTGCATGGGACACTGAAACATCCGGCCTTCCTTTAACCAGGGCCCAACCTTCCCAATCGAACATCTCGAAGTATGACACGTGTCGAATTGTTTCCCTGGCTGCCGTGAAATTTTCCGACACGGGTGAAGAGATTGGTGCATTCCACAAAATTGTCCACCCCGGTGATTTCACCGTGGGTGCGTCGCACATCCACGGGATCACACACGAACACGCCTTGGCGCACGGCACTCCTTTCCCTCAGCTCTTCCGTGAGTTCGTAGACTTCGTGGGGCCAGTGCAGGAGTTGGTCGCACACAACTCCAAGTTTGACGAGAACGTCCTTTTATCGGAGATCATCCGCCACGGCCTCGATGTGTCGTGGTACTACTCGGTGGGTTTTCACTGCACACTCGACATGCACAAAAAGAAGTTCTTCGACACCATCAAACTCATCAACCTCCACGAAAAACTTTTCAAGGAAGGTTTCGACGGCGCCCACGACGCACTGAACGATGCCCGCGCGTGTGGTCGCGTGTACCCAGTCCTCAGAGATTACACGTACACTCACCGACCCATCGGAATCCCAAAGGTGGTGATCAAGGCGTCGGACGTGTCCACAGCAGTCGGGTTGAGTTTCATAAAAAAACCCAAAGATTTATTGGAAGATCTGTGGTTGAAATATTCACCCGAGACCTACACGCAAGAGACTTTACAAGAACGCGCACAAAAAGTGATCGCCGCCTGCCCGGAAGCCGCGGCTATCGTGAACGAGCCAGGTGTGGATGCCTTCGATCGCGTGGAAGCAGTCCAATCCCTGGCACCCATCGAGAAAGGTCTGATCAAGACCTTCATTCGCCGCCGAGAGTACGAGAAGGGTAGCCCGAGCCCGAGCTTGTCCGTGACACACGACGGATCGAACTTTTCTAAGATCCACGTGTGCACTATCGAAGGCACGCGCTACGAAATCTTCGGAAAGGCGACTTCGACTTTAGTCAAGTCTCGGCCGAAGGGCATCCTCGGCCGCGTGAGGGACTTCGAGGAGGTTCAGTGCCAGACCTACATGGCCATGCTCGGGGTGAATGTGATCGAGTTCATCGAGGAAGCCAAAGATGGTAGTCGACGCGTGCACATGGTCGGCCGGGATGAACACAAATTCACAGAAACCATGGGGACCGTCCGGCGTTTCTGTGAGTACTTCCACCACGCCTTGTCGACACGAACATAAAAACATGCCGAGATAAGTAGTCATGAGTGACCCACGTGAGATTTTATTAAAAGTCATTAAGACTTTGTTTTCTCCTTTGGCCTTGTTATATGTAGTCTTGTACGCGTCCGAATACGTATACTACTCCCAACGGTGTTCTCGGCTCGATCGCATAGGTTCTCCCATATGCGAGTACAGTCATAAATTATTCACAAAAACTAGAAACATAATTCATACATTCATAGATAATTGCCTAACCACCGTGGGTGCCGTGGCCTTGGGTGGGTTCACCAAGCTCCTTAATGATAAGAAACTTGTGCCGGAAGACAAAAAGCAGTTGTCATCATGACTGAAGAACGCATCGAGTACTTAATAGAAGCGGTCGAACAAATCAAATCGATCGTGACGGAACTTTCCAAGGCCAAGCAGCAAGAAGCCGAAGACTTATGTGAGGGCACGACGGGCAAGGGCACCCCTTGCCGAAATAAAAAGGTCGACGGGCAGTTCTGCCGCATGCACTCGAACAAGGGCGAGAAAAGAAAGGCACCCAAGAGTGACAAAGTGGCTGCTAAAAAAAAGATCCAACCCGAACACACCCACGGGGAAGATGTTTCGACACCCTGCACCCTGTGTGAAACCCAAGGGGACATCATGGATCCGACCCTCCCCAAACAAGAATTCAAAATGGAAACGACGGACGATGTAGACGCTAAATTGAAGAAACTTTTGGAAATGTAAAAATAAAATTTAAAATACTTCATCCATTAAAATGAAAAAGAGCGCTATTTGATAGGAAAGAAAAGTCACGAGTGTCACGCCATAGTCAAGGTGAAAGCCATCACCTTGAGTTTGGTTCCACAAGACTTCGGCTAAGGCTGCAGTCAACGGTATGCCCATGTGCAGACTGTTATGTTTTTCAAAATTGTCGACATGCCTGGCCAGAAAGTGTGTGTACGTCAAGGCAGTGGCCAACCCAAAGGCCGCGGACACACCACCCTCGAGGCCATGGGTCGTTCCATAGAAGGCTGTGAGGACACCACCCACTTTGAAGGTGTTTGATTTAATTTTCTTCTTAAGCCCATCGTACGTGCCGAGTTTACAAGAAGTCAACAACATGACTAATTATAAATATTTCTTTCTAAGCACATTTTGCCGTTACTTGCACTCGTTCCAGGGTTTTACGTACATCTTCCTCTGTGACTTCCCACCACGTCCCGTGGAACACCTTTTTCAGGAACTGTGGCACGCCCTCTTCGGGGATGGGTACCTCTTCACACGGAAGGGGTATCCACTTGTCGTACCGCTCAGCTAGCGTTCCCATGACCCCACCGGTGTGGGCGATCACGGGTTTCCCAAAGTATCGCGCCTCCAAGAAGGGCATCCCCACACCCTCCCCCCGGGTGGTTGATATCACGAAATCACAGACATTGTAAAGGACGGAGAGTTGTTCTTCCGTGCACCTGTTTGTGATGTACTTAATGTTCTCACTCACCGGTAACCCATCAGTTTTGTTCGTCTTGACTATGAGAACGTGGTCGGTGCCCCGGGAGAACTTCTCGAACGCTCGCGCGAGGACGCCGACGTTTTTCCGAATATCGTGGGTGCCCACGTAAAGGAATGCCAGTTTTTCCGGGTTAATCTTCTTCGGTATCACCCTTGGTAGATTCCGGACCAGTGGGGTGGTGTAGTCGTTGAGGGCGACGCAGTTCACACCGTGTCCCACGAGGATGTCTTTGAGGTAATCGTAAGGGACGATGACCCGGTGAAACTTTTTCATCTCGGTCACGATGTCCGGGTGCACGTCGCTCGTCTCGAACATGGTGAAGAGTTGTTTGTATTTAAAATTTCCATTGGACGCTATCCACGCAGACCACCCGTGGTAGGTCTCCATGATTTCGGAGATGGTGATCGTTTCCGGGGTCGCATCGTCTTTGAGACCTAAATCTTGTTTCAGGAAAAACCGTCCGACTATTTTACCGAACATTGTATGATTGCTTGATCATCGAGACGTAATCTTTAACGCCATCGAAAAAAAAATTATTACATAGTAGGCATGTGGATATTTATTATTCTTCTACTAATCTTACTCATCACTAGAACATCCAGGAGATCATATTATAACAAAGGTTCCGTGAAATTGACGTGGACCAATGAAAAAGGAACAACAGACATCGTCGAAAAGTGGGTTCTCACTGTGGATGTGGATGGCCAAAATTTCAAAAAAGAAAACACCGTGGACGTCAGGGATGGTGATGTTGTCAACATGGAAATTTCCGATTTACCCTACGCTGGGCAGTACAACTACAACTTATCCTACAAAAGGTTCGACACCACACAGTTGTTTAATGTTCAAGAAGGCACCGTTGCACAAAATGAAAAGTTGTTACTCACCTCCAGTGTGATACAATCACAGCCTACGAATTATGATGTCGATTGTGTCGCGACGTACACAGATGACACTTGCCCACCCGCACCTGCAAGTAATGAAGAAAACTGTGGAACTAAAGCTAAAACTACTCGCCGATGGACTATAATGCAACCTTCACAGGGTAACGGCCAGGCGTGCCCACCACCGACAGAGATGGTTTCTTGTGGAGATATCAATCCATGTGGCACGTGTGAAGAAAAGGAATGGGGTGATTGGAGCTCATGTGACGTGCTTAGTGGCACCAAAACACGTTCGCGTTCTCCGACGACAGAAACATACGGTGGGTGTATGAACGATAGTTCTAAATTTGCAATCACCGATTCCATGCCATGTGACATTGATTGTGTTGGGCGTTGGGATTGTGGACCGTGTCAAGTTGCTCCTGGTAAAGCTGCGGATGATGGATCACAGCTTCAAAAGACGTGCACTTGGGTCACTACACAAAGTCGTAAGAATAATGGACTTGCGTGCCCATCCACCATGTCTTATGCTGTTGCATCAAGCACCAAAGATTTACCACTACCAGATGGTGCGACTGAAAGTGTTGCAGCATGCCCCGCACCCGTGGACTGTGCGGGTTCTGAGACTGCGGGCCCATGCGGTTCCGCCTCGTGTGGCAATACAAGGTATAAAACCATGACTTTTAACGTTACTAAATCGGCTGCGTACAACGGTAAGGCATGCGATAAAATCAACGGGTCGACGCGCAAGGTATCGTGCGGTACGGGAGTGTGTCCGGTTAACTGCGCCGGGTATTGGACAACCACAACTTGTAGAAAGAAAGGCTCTTCGAATAGAGGCATACAAAGTTGGTATGTAGTAACAACTAATCGTTACACACGCACTAAAGATGCAGCACACGGTGGTGATAATTCATGCCCATCCAATGGTAAAACGACGACGTCAGAAAAGAAGTATGACTCTTTAGGTAAACCTAATCTAAGCGATTGCTAACACAAAAAATTGCGGGTGTATTGAGTGACAAATTAAGAAATTTTTGGTGGAACACCTTTACATTTCACTTTCACGTGCACGTCACAATTCGACGCACGTGAAAATGGATCCCTTCGAAAGCCCCCCACCACCCTCCAAGCGCGCCCGCACGAGTTACGTGTCTACCGGTCGTGGCAAGGGTGGTAAAGGTCTCGGTAAGGGTGGTATGAAGCGTCACCGAAAGATTTTGCGTGATAACATTCAGGGTGTCACCAAGCCAGCCATTAGGCGTTTAGCTCGCCGTGGTGGTGTCAAGCGCCTGTCTGGTCTCGTGTATGACGAGACCCGCGGTGTTTTGAGAATATTTTTACAAAACCTGATCCGTGACGTGGTCACGTACACCGAGCACGCCCGTCGAAAGACTGTGAGTGTCACGGATGTGTTGTACGCGTTGAAGAGGCAGGGTAAAACTTTGTATGTGTAATAATAAGATGATAACACAAAAATTTTATTTTCTCGGCCTCAAGCCATCTCGTGGTTTGCTCACTTTGGTTGACAGGCAACAGACCCCCCGTTACATGTGTTTTCGTGAACTGGTCCACGCGGAAGGATGTAAAAATTTTTTAAATTACTACCGCAAGGAGTACGATAACTGGCCGCACTTAGATTTTTCTGTGGGTGACATGCGTTTTCTCACACCGGATAAGTCCGACCATGACCTCGTGATCCACACATTCACTGAACGTGAGATGGATTTCATAGCCATGTATTCGAGTTCCGCATTCATCGTGATTGACACATTCATGGTTGAAAATGATCGCATGAATTTTGACGGGGACGAGATGGACCCGGTGTTGAACAAGCACATGTTCGTGGTTCAACTCGAGACTAGTTTGAAGATTGTTTAAAATTTGTTCGGTGATGCCAAGGTTTTGTTCCAGTCTCTTTTGATTTCGTTGGAAAGTTTTGCGATTTTGTCAATGAGTTTATCCACGGTTTTCCAGTCACGTTTCTTCATCGCCTCGTCGTGTTTGTTGAACATCTTGTTGAGGCGTTCTTGTTTTTTGATCGATTTTTCAAAGGCCCGGTTGATTTCTTGACGTCTCTGTACGAGTGACAAATACTTCATGGGCACACTTTGTTTGTTTGAGTTCGGCATTATATATGCTATGGTTGAAGAATATATTTTTTACATGTGGGATTTTCACATCTAAAAAATACAATCCTCCTTCCGTGGGTTTCGATCCCACTACTTCTCGGTTAACAGCCGAGCGCTCTTCCGATTGAGCTAGGAAGGACTTGGGGTCTCCGACCTACCCGATTCGAACGGGTGACAAATGGAGTTTCGTGAAGGGTGTGAACCCTTCTATTAGTAGGCCACTCGGTGCTACAATCCACTGCTCTTCCAACTGAGCTAAGGCCGGTCGGGATGTTTAAATATATTTTCTACTCTTTAAGTAGATGATAGCTCCTTTGGTTGTCACCATCACAATATGGTTGATCGTGTTCATCCTGTACGTGCCCAGGGATTTGTCTTACGATTGTTTCCTACTCACCCTTCCCGAATCGGCTGAGCGTCAGAAGACATTCTTCAGGCACTTCAGTAAGCACGTCCCTATCACGGTGGTGCACGGGCACGACACGAAGAAAGTGGAGAATGCTCGAAAGTTTGAAAAGTATGTGGACCCGAAGTACTTGGAGAAGGCGATCGAGATGTCTTACGATCCCACGGTGATCCGCCCAAACATCACTTACTTCAACTTGGGTGCCATCGGTTGTATGTTTGGCCACTTGGACGTTTTCAAGCGTGCGCAGCAGCGAGGGAGTAAATATGCTTTGGTGTTTGAGGACAACACCATCGTGCGAGCGAATAGATTTTACCGTCAGGTTGAAAAAGTGATTGACAAATTAGGAGATGACTTCGAGATGGTTTTCTTCCACTGTTTGTCTCGCCTCCCGGACCCTAAGGATGACGCCGGTGACAAATTAGAACGCGTCAAGTGGATTAGTTCCACGAAGTGTTACTTGGTGCACGTGCCTAACATGACAAATTACATAAATCTATTCCTTCCCATGAACAATCACGTGGACCAGAAGGTTGAGGATTTGATCAAGGCTGGTGCTCGCGTGTATTATCGTGACATGCGTGGATACTTGAAGATAAACCGCACGGTGAATAGCACGATTGGCCACAATCAGCACCACCGGCCCGATTTTTACTCCAAAAACTACCCCGATGCCACGCGTAAGTCGTTGAAGTATGGATACTAGGCGGCCAATGACATGAAGCCTTTGTCAAAGTCGAACGTTTGATATCCGGTGTAGTACATGTGCAGTGAGTATGTGTTTGATATTCCTGGTTGGAGTTTGCAGTCGAGGACTGTTTTGTCTGACTGGAGTTGATCGAAGGCCAGGCTTCCCGATGGGTCCACGTTGACTGGGTTCATCGAGAAGCTGTACGTGTAAATATTCCTTATGGGCCTGGACAATCTTTTTTGGAATGGCTGGAGGTATTTGTAGAACACGTGATCTGTGGACGTGATGTCTGGGAGTGCATTTCCTTGGATGAAGAACTTGGCGTCTAGCATCACTGGTGAGAAGAAGGTGTAGAGTTCGTCAAAGTTTACGTTACTACTAAAGTTAAATCTGTTATTGATGTAAAATTTTCCTTCATCGGTTTCTCCATCTTCCTTGATGGTTCTTCTGTTTTCGAACCTGTTATCGCGGAAGAACCAGTGGATGCACTTGACTGGAATTTTCGGCACGAGGCCTAATTTGATGTTGCTTCCAAGTGTCACGTCTTGAAGTGAGGGGTGTTTCACGACGAGATCTGTCACGAGCCTGTAGGGTTCTCTCATGAAGTACAATCTTTCCTCGGGTTCGAGTGTGATTTCTTCGGTGATGATTTCGAAGCTCTGGAGGCCCAACGTGGATGCTGTGTTTGAGAAAAAGTTTTGATGGTGGAACTCGAATTCGAATTCTATGTTTTGTTTGTGGCAAGCGCACGCTGGGAAGTAAGGTCTATTTGGTTGATTGGTTTCGTGTTCGTCTGCGGCATACTTTCTTCCGAAGAAGAAATGCATGGGTACGATGAGGTCTGATTTGTATCGTGCGTAGGTTTCGTTGAGTTCACTGGCGTCGAAGGCGATGCTTCTGTTGACTAAGAACCTGTTGGCAACTTTCTCCGACATCTCCAAGTAGAGTTCGTCGTAGATGACCCCCCAATCATCGTGAATTTCTTCCACGACGAGTTCGTCCACACGCATCCTGGCGACCCGGACGAGGTGTCTTCCGAGTTGATCTGCGTAGTTCTCACCCGAGTTCAGTGCTGGCATGGTCACGCTGAGGTACATGTTGGCCAACAGGTCTCCCATGTTTTGTGGTGACATGCGCACCTTGATTGTTTGGCCGAAGGGCCAGTCAGGTGGTGCCTGTGGTGGTTTGAGTACGTTGGTTACTCTGTGAAACTTTCTAAAGTTGGAGTGTTGCCTCGAGTTGTCATATTTGAACAGTGAGTTTTCCGGATCACAACTAAGCAGGTAGGTGTCTTGGTGCCCGACGGCACTTAAAACTACTTCAGCAGCTTCACCACCCATTACTGTTAGATTACAAATTATTTATATCTCTAATCCACAAGTCCACGTGTGACATTTTCTGCAGTCGTTCATATTCAGCTTTTGATTTTTCCGCATCCTTCATGAGATCGTCCACGGCCTCAGCTGTGTACTGCCAGGTTTTGATGTCCAATAGGTAATCGAATTTTCCGTCCACCATAGGAAAGTGATGGATCATTTCTTTTTCGAGATCCTTTCTTGATCTTTTGAAAACTTTCAACTTTCCTTCGATGACCATGTGGACGAAGGCGGCCTTGTGTGTGCATATCCTCAACTTTTTCTCATGTTGTTGGAGATCGTGAGTTTTCCTCTTCTTGTAGTAGTCGGCCCTTATGGCCACGAAGTCACGAAGTATTTGTTCTGGGCTGTGATACTTGTGGATGCCTTTGGTTGGGTGGAAGAGATGCATGTTTGTCAGATGGATGGATTTGGAAAGTTTGAAATCCTTGACGACATCATCTCCTTCGTAGCCTTCTATGTCAAACTTGACTTCATCCGTGGTTGAGTTGTTGACGTAGGATGAGATGATTTTCTTTTCCACCATGGTGTCTAACATTTCTCTGAAATCCTGTGTCCACCGGCCCGGAGGGAGTTCTGTGATTGTGATTTTCTTTGGCCATTTTCTGTAGATGCCTTCGGCGACCCATGCGTTGGTGAGATCTGATTTGGTCATGGTGCCCTTGAACCCGCGGTAGAAGGGTTTCATTTCTTTGGTTTCCAAACCTTTGAGAATTTTCGTGATGTTTTCTTTGATGTCTTCTGGGTCGAAGGGTGGTATGAATGAGCTGTACCCAGTGCCGATGCCTTCAGTGCCATTGATGAGCACCGTGGGGAGCACGGGAACGAAGTATTCTGGTTCGACAAGTTTCCCATCGTCGTCCACATATGTGAGAACTGGATCATCAGCACTGTGAAATAATTTTCTAGCTTCCGTTGCTAACTTGGTGAAAATGTACCTCGTTTGTGATGCGTCCTTCCCACCCATGAGGCGTGTTCCGAACTGCCCACATGGGACCAAAAGGTTAATGTTGTTCGACCCCACGAAGTCATTGGCCAGTTTCACGATGGTCTCGGCCAGTGATACTTCTCCGTGATGGTAGGCTGTTTTTTCACTCACGTAGGCTGCGAGTTGTGCCACCTTCATTTCATCCTTGAGGTTCTTCATGAAGCACGCGTACAGGACTTTCCTTTGTGATGGTTTGAAACCGTCGGCCACGTGTGCGATGGATCTCTTGAGATCGGCCAAAGAAAAGTTGACCAGATCTTTGTGTACAAAGTCACCGATTGACAGAGTGTTTATGTTCCCGTACGGCACTTCCAATTCACTTTTTTCTTTGACTGTATTTTCCAAAAGCCACGATTTTCTATCGTCCGCTTTCTTCTTGTCGAAGGCCAAGACTATGGATTTATCAGTCATGATGTCTGCGTCGAACATGACTGTGAGTTTTTCAATTTCCTTAAAGTACTCTCTGGCTTCCGCGGATGTCGATGTGCCTAGACCCTTGTAGTATTTGATTTTCCACGCAGCCTTACCTTGGCCGTACCAAGTTCTGAATGCACTTTCGGTGTAGAATGACATGGCATCCTTCCCTTTGGTGGCTTTGATGATGGGGGTCACCATGCTCACGACAAAATTCAGCTTGAGTAGGCTTGGCCAGAAGTAGTGGAACATGTTGAGTATGAGGCCTTTGATGTGTGACCCATCGTGATCGGCATCTGTCATGATCATTAACCTTCCATATCTGAGATCATTTGTGTTTTCGTAGATTTTTCCTTGTTGTAATCCTAAAATTTTTTTGAGATCATTGAATTCCTGGTTGGCCGTTAACATGTTAACGGATGCATCCCTGACATTTTTACATTTCCCTCTGAGTGGGAACACGCCATAGCTGTCCCTTCCCACAACTGATAGTCCAGCCACGGCGAGTGTCTTGGCCGAATCACCTTCGGTGATGATGAGAGTGCACTTGGACGACTTGGCCGTACCTGCCCAGTTTGCATCATCGAGTTTGGGTATTCCGGTGATCCGTGATTTCCTCGCACCCCCGTCAGTCTTTTTGAGTTGTTGGAGTTCTTTGTATTTTGAGTAGGCCGCGAGTTCATCTTGGATCCCAGTTTTCAAGGCATTTTTTATGAAACTCTTGGAGGTTATTTCAAATTTGCTGCCAAAGTCTTGAGCCTTTGATGTGCATTCCGATTTCACCTGCGATGAGAAGGTTGGATTTTCTATGGTAGCCTTGACGAAGAGCGTGAATGCATTCTTCACCTGTTGTGGTTTGAGTTTGAGTTTCTTGGCCATGTCATCTATGATTCCGGCCGCGATCACGGATGCCACGTGGTCCACGTGTGTTCCACCTTTCGTGGTGCATATCCCGTTGACAAAGCTCACTTGTTGAAACCCATCTTGTGACGGCCCAATGCACACGGACCACCTATCACTGTTGAGTGTGGTGACTTCCGTGACCCCTTCGTGCATTTTGGCATACTTTTCGAACGACGATTTTGGTAAGGGTTCACCTTGGAACTTGACTTTGCAGTTTTGTCCGGTACAGACGTTACAGTCCCAGACCCTTTTTTCAAAAATTTTGAACACGTAATCATTCATCTTGACCATCCTAAACTTGGACCAATCTGGTGTGAATTTGATGGTCACCTGTGAAGAGTTGGCTGCATGTTTTTTTATTTTTGCTTCTTGGCACACAGTCATGTTGTCCGACCAACTTTGTGTATATACTTTGTGTTCGACCCCATCTTTGATTTCAATTTCAAATTTCGTGGAATATATGTTTGCCAGTTTGGCCCCATATCCATTCCTCCCCCCGACAATTCTTTTTGTGGTGTCGTCGTAGTTTGTGCTTGTCAGGAGGTGACCGAAGACGAGTTCGGGGTTCCACGCCTCGCATTTATCGTTGTACTTCACTGTGAGCCCCCCGAGTGGGCCGTTGTTGGTGACTGTGATGGACCCTTCTTCCTTGTCCACGTGGACGGATATGGCCGTGACGTCTTTAGGGTGCAGTGAGTGACGATCTATCGCGTTGACTAAGATTTCGTCGAACACCTTGAGAAGAGCCGGAGGATAGGATATGAGTTCCTTCGTGAAATGTTCTTTATCAGGTGAAAGGATCCAGTAGAGTTCGGTTGATGGTTCCACGGGACCGACATAACTATCTGGCCTTTTAAGAATATGTTCGAGGTGTGAGAGTTTTTGAACTTCTTCTTGCATGATGCGTCATGAAGTGAAGACTTTGATTTCATTAAGGGGGTGAAAAAAAAAAGTTTTGATTTTTGATTCATATATGATTGGATGATGCATGAGTGGTGAAAAAAAAATATCTGTTAATAATTAACTATGGCATCCAACAGTGGTTTGCCCATTGTGATGATATTCCTGTTCGTGGGATTGATGAGTGCTATCACCGTCGGTGTTGGTTCTTACACGTGCACTGGAGGTACGTGGGATTACAGTAATTTTGATTCGGAATTGTGTACCGTATGGCCGGAAGAGACGCAACCACGCACGGGCCCTTCACCTGATACGGGTGATGCTATTTCAGATGAACTTACCTCTTCTCCTGGCGTGATAGCTGTCCGTTGCCAGGATAACACGACGATCACAGATTGTTTAGCTACAGAAGGATGTACATGGGATGATGACTTCGCTATGTGTCGCTTACAGAAAACTGAGGATGATGAGGAAGGATGTGGAATTTACACAAGTGAACTGACTTGTCCGACTGACTGTGAATGGAATGCGTCTACGGGCACTTGTGATAATCCTCCACCATGTGACTTGGCTTTGACAAATGTCGATGCTGATGGTAATCCGGTATGCCAACGAACCCCCGCTCTTTATGACAAGTGTATTTGGGATACGAATCAGTATCTTTGCCGTGATCGTGTTGGATGTGAAAAGGTTCTTACATCCGGTGTTTGCAATGAAACAGAGGGGTGTGAGTGGAACGGTAACAACTGCCAGGTCAAGGTTCCAATTGAAAGTCGTCCATGTTCTGCGCAGGTGTTTGTGAAGGACAGCAACTCTTGTTACCAGAAAGACGAACGGGCCATTGGTATGGCATGGGGTTTCAATGATAATTCAACAGCGCGTGCGTGTCAGGACAAGATTAACCAGTACAGGGTGAAGATCAAGACTAGTAAGAATGACTACCAGACTTATAAAGAATTCACCATTCCTGGCACGGCGCAACAGGTTGGTGTGCAAAACATCGATGAGGATTTCTGGGGATCTACGATGAAAATCATTGTTGACGCGTACGATGTGTATGATGATCGCGTGTTGGAAAGTGGCACTATAACAAAAGATGTGGACGACACAACTGATTCCGGGAACTGTGCCGAGGTTGGTATTGATTTGACTGACATGCCAGTGGCCCCGGCCCCTAGTTCATCTACTCCTACTGGCCCTCCACCAAAGGATTGTGTAGTCAACGACAGCATGTATGAGCTCGGTCCGTGTAAAAGAAATAATGTTGTTTTGGATGGTGGTGGAAGTGGTAGTGATGCTTCTAAGAGATGTGGCTATGGCGTTCGTCAACTTACACTGAACCGTGACGCCCTTGGTTTTGAGGCCGAAGAGAATGGTGGTAAGTGTGTCGATGCCAAGTTTTCTTCGGAGTTGTGCGTTGTCCCGTGTCCGGCAGAAGTTAAGCCCGAGGGTTGTGGTTGGGTTGCTGGTGGGCAGTGGTATGCACCAACTAAATCCGATGGTAAGGTGCACTGTAGTTCGAGGCCCGATGCATCGGACGATATTGGCACATGCAAGAACCGTGATGAACAATCTGCGGTGTATCTTGAAGAAAGGTTATTAATTGTCGATGAAATCATTGGTCAGGTGTTGAAAGATAAGGATGGAAATGATATCACTGTGACCGATGAATTTGGTAATGAGACAACTGCTGTGAAAAGTATTAGTTCCTGCCCGGCCAAGTCATTCCGTTACAAGACATGCCCAGATTGCAAACAAAACTGCAAAGGGAAATGGGAAAGGGCGGGTGAAGAGCAAAGAAAAGTGTGCACTGGTGGTGGTCGTGCTGAAACTTGTGATTACGAAACGAAGCCTTTGTGGAGGTGGGTCACAACAGTACCCGCTGTGGCTGGTGGTGGCTGCGAATGTATAACAAATGGAGAGTGTTTCGGATGGACTGGCGGGGGTGCTGCGCTTGAAGAGTACTTACGGTGGGGTGATAGTGCACCCCCAAATAACTACCCTTAACTTTGTATATTGAAAAACTGAATACGATTATATGATTGTTTGTTTGTAGACAATGATATAATCTCTGTACACAAATTTGTATATTTTTAGAGGAGTAGATCGAGGCCTGCCCCGCACCCATCCTCATTCACTCGCGCGCGGATGCCACCTCGACAACACTGGCAGTTGTGTAACGGACACCGTTCGTGTACTACATGTAAGAATGCTATTGGGAGCTGGAAGCAGAAGGCGCAACGCGCTTCTTGGAACGCCTCTCGTCTCAAGTACGCGCTTATGTGCTTGATTGAGGAGAATAACGAGATCGTCTACCAACTTGAAAACGGTGAAGAGGAGATCTACCCTATCACAGAAGGCATGGACGTCGAGCCAGGGAAGGATGATATTCTCAACTGGTCTTGTGGTATCTGCCACG